GTTATATGATCCTGTCAGGGTCCACTCTTCCTGACGCCATGTCCCATCATTCTGCTTTGTTGCTCCGTGAACTGGAAAGCGTCCACCACCATCCACCGCATAGATGCGAACCTCGCAGCCATCCCTAGTCTTATACTGCTTACCAAGCTCAATCATCACTTCACTCCTAATATCGCATATTCTAACATCTCAAACGCCAATACCTTATCATGATACTGACTTCTATTCAACCTTGGCATCTCAATAAGAATACCAGTAGGCTTATGATACAGCCGAATAACTGTATTAAGACCACCAATGCCCATACCAATACGCTGATCTATAACTCTAATATCTGTATCTTTATAAAGCTGTTCATTCATGCATCAATGACTTATAGATATCTAGCGCTCTGTTAGGGTTCATAGCTCCATGAGAATAGAACATGCAGCAATTGATAAACTCTTGCTCTGTCATGTCATAGACAGATTTCTCATAACGAAGAATATATCCAACAGTCAGATACTCATTGTGCAAAGGTCTGTATGCTAATGGTTCCATTACTTCACCTCCATGGTCTTCACATAGTCAGTCATCATGAGTAATTCAAATGTACAATAGAAGCGTAATAGACATTACCAGCAGCACTATCTGGAAAGCGCTGATTCTCAATCACCTTGAGAATATACGCAGGAATATGCCTGGAATGTTTCGCTAGAAAATCTTGCTCAGACATAATCTGTGCGCACTGCACATGATAGTCACCGAACTCATTTGCAAATTGACGCAGCGCAATAGTTTGCGGTGTGACACCTTCTTTCAGCGAAGGCATCTTGAAATGAAACTTACCATTCTCATCTGTGTATGACTTATCCTCAGTGCGGTCATAGTCATCATGCAATGGATACGCCATAGTGATCAGAATACACAATGAGTGTCCTTCACCAGTCGCCATATAGTCACTTACTACATAATGTAACATCATATCACCTATCCAATGTACGTAGACAATACAGAAAACTATTTTTCTGTAAGCATTCACTCCAAACGCTATACTCTAAATATATCACACCTGCAAATAATGTCAAGGCGAAAACAATAGCCATCCATAGTTTCATACGTAATAAACTCCTGTGCGTTCCTGTACAAAGCGCAAACACTCATAACATTCCTCGTCTGTCATTTGATATATTGTCTTGCCGTGCCAACTGACCAAACGATTCTTAAGAAGACGTCGAGCACGCTGTCCATCACTCTCCTTCATAATCTAAATCCTGCTCTACAATCTTTTTGCGATATACGACTTCGACTTCAACAATACCACACGACTTCCAACATGTATGATCTTCCTTCAAATCATCTATAGAAGGATACACGAGGTTGCCGCTCTTTGCCTTTCCGAGTTCACATTCAAATTCAATCGTACACATATAGCCAATGACAGATTTCATTTGCTCCAATCCATTGATGCCCAATTACGATCTTCTAATAACTCAACCTGATCAGGATACTTTTCTAACAATTGCTGCCAGACAGGTGCTGTTGCCATACGCAATCCATAAGTGTCAACCCAACAATTATATACAGAACCAGATGACCCGTAAAATTGCCAGCGATCAGTCGTAACGTCATAGACGCACTTATCAACGCCACTGTTAAGACGCCAACTGTCGCCATTAAGATATCCGCCAGACCAACCACCAAGCACCTTATAGAATACTTGGCCCTCGTTTGTTATTCGAATAATTACCCAACTGTCTGGTGCATATTCAGTCATAATATCTCTCACTTGTTCATTTTATAGGTATAAGCAATAAATGTCAAGCAGAGATTAGAGCTCTGCCTGACGAGGGGGTGCAGGAAACATTTTGGGGTTGAAGGGCTTGTCAAACTTTACCTTCTCATTTTTTACATGGTTAATAAAGCGATTATACAAGCCAAGTTCACGACCAAAGGCCTCGATCTCCCAGGGCTGGTCGTAATAGTGAAACTGCTCGTCTGTGATATAGCGACCCTTCCAACGGTTCTCTTTGTGGTTGAACAGCGTCTTGAGTTCGCCCCTTGCGTACTGCTTGACATGAACCATCTCGTGGGCGAGCGTCAACAACTGAGCGCGCTTACCCTTTGCGGGATCTATGGACATATCAAACGAGCGAGGCATATGGTTATCATCTAAGAACGTAACAGACCCATGAAACCCGTCATCATACTCGTTCTTGATGAAAATAGAGATAGAACGAGACAGGCGAGGACCTAACAGCATGTGAGCGAAATATTGCGCTGCATAGCGCATCTCACGATTAGAGACCTTTGAGTTCTTTCCAGAGATATAGACACGCATTCTGCTTCTCCTTCTGATGAGTACACATAATACGGAATATTCAGAATAATGTCAAGCAGAAAAATTTTTGAACAAATTCAAGGTTTTAGCGGTAAAATCAGCAGTTTTTCTGTGGAAAATCTGTGGTTCCTCATGGTCGACCGCTATCAGAATCACTAGTTCAGGAACGTGGATATTTATCAATTCTTCTACCATCAAAGAGTAACACGTGGCTTGTAAGAAATAATTCTCGATCCAATCTTCTCTTTTTGTCTTTCTAGATGTTTTGAAGTCGATAATCGCAGGCCTACCTTGCCATTCAGCAATCAGATCTGTTCTGCCTGCAGTTTTTAAATTATAAGAATAGAGAGGATACTCAATGCCTACGATATTGTCAACATGTGCATCTAGCAGTTTACGAATGGGTTGGAAGTCAAACTTGTTGATGGGCATTGCATCGGCATCATAATTCTCTACATTTAGAAGATAACGTTCTGCCAGTGTGTGAATTGCAGTTCCGCGATTCTTTGCCTGTGTAGTTATCTTGTTTGCTTCTTCGTGCCCAATACGATTACGCCATTGTGCAATATGATCTTTAGAAGTCGATGACAAGACAGTTGTTACAGACGGAACTCTTGAACCATCAGGAAGAATGTAGAAGCGTTTGTCGTCTTCATAAACATCCTTCAATTCTGTCTTGTCAGCGAAATTGTGCTTAAACGTTTTACGTGTGGATTTTAAGTCTGTCCTTAGCAATGATATATTCCTTCACTAATCCAGAACGTACAATGTCGTTTTCATCAAATTCTACATACTCAAATGACTTCATGTTATTCAATATTCTCATGAAATCTTTCAAACCATTGCGTTCTTGTTCTTTTGTCAAATCAGATTGCCTAAAATCACCAGAGAATATCACTCTGCAGTTTTTACCCATACGAGTGATTACGCTATCCAATTCATGTAATGTCATATTAGAGACCTCATCTACAATGACGATACAGTCATTTAATGTAGTGCCTCTAATAAAAGATGTCGAAATAAATTCAATCAGATTCTTCTGTTTCAATATCTGATAGGCATCACCTCGATTAAACAACTCTGTAGCAATGATAGAATATGGTGCTTCATACACTGCTGCTTTTTCTTTTGAATTGCCTGGCAAAAATCCCATGTCACGTGTCGGAACAACAGAACGAACAATCACTAGTTTCTTGTGATTACCTATAGGTGAAGTAACATCAGACAATCCCAAATACATTGAGATGAATGTCTTACCTGTACCCGCCATTCCATGCAGAAGCAAATTCTTATCTCTATCAAACGCATCAAATGCTATCTGTTGATTGTCTGTTAGAGGTTTTATATTATTGATCTTAAATCCTATTTTCTGTTCGTTCTCTTCTTGCAAGATCCCCTGTTGACGTAAAATTCTTTTTTGCTTTTTTGTTACTCTTTTTTCTTGCTGTACCATGCATTTCTTTCTAGAAAGTATTGATTGTGGATTTTGTCAATCCCCCTGAATGTTTTCTTTTCATATCTTTTAGCAGATCACGAAACCCTGCATCAGGTTTCGTTTTTCCGCCCATTACAGATCCTACAATCATAGGGGCACCATTCACAAGCTTTTCAACATCTGGATTGCTTTTGAGATACTCATCAGCCTCAGATATTCCCATGAATTCTTCCCATTCAACTTTTGTTTGTTTATTTAAAAAACGATATGTTGGCATCAGTTTCAATCATCTTTGTCTGTCAAAAATGTATTTGCCTTGCTTCTGTGCTTTTCTTCTCGACGGACAGCGATTTCATCGAATCTATTCTTCTTTCGCGTTTTCTTTTTGTCTGGGAAAGTAGATTGTCCTTCCCATGCGAGATCTTCTGCATCGAACCACTTACTATTACGCTTTGACTTGCTCATTGATTAACCCTGGATATGCCTCGTTGATTAGTTTAATTGTTAGTCCCTTGTAGGGGAGTTTTTTTTCTTTTGCAGCGCAAATTAGTTTTGCATCTGCTGGTGCAACAGACTCTAGCAATTGAATGAATAGAGTCTCACGCTTGAGTGTATTGAGATTAGGATTGCCTCCCTCAATAAACAAATACAAACGTCTTGCTTCGGAGTAAAGCATGTTCTCTTGATCTAGATAATCACAGGGCTTGTAAGGCGGTGTGCCTTCAGGCAATGCCCATTTGACTTCAGGATCGAGTGCATACTTTAGAACTGTTCTCATCGCTGAAGAATCATGCTTGCGTAGCATTTCTATCTTCAGTTCACGTTTTGGTTCAATGGATACCTTTTCTAGTATCTCTGCTATACCTAATCGCATTGGTTCCTCAAAATTCGTTAATAGTGTTAAAATTCATTAATTTATATATACTATATATGTCATCACGGAGCATAACAATGTTTATTCCTAACAAGTATCTTACTATCTATTTCAAAATCGTAAACAGATCTAAAAACAGAACTATTAATGGGCCAGTTGAAGAACATCATATAATACCTAAATGTTTAGGAGGATCAAACAAAAAAGAAAATTTAGCGACACTCACACCCAAAGAACATTTCATTTGCCATAAACTCCTAATAAAAATTACTGAAGGTGAAATTAGAAGAAAAATGTGTTACGCTTTGTGGAGAATGTGCCATAATAGTAACAAGCACAACAGAAACGTAAACGGACAACAATACGAATACGCTAGAAAAATGTTTATTAATTCTAGAAAAGGATATAATCATACTAAAGAGGCAAGAGAAAAAATGTCTAACACTAGCAAAGGCATTCCTCGCCCATGGGCAAAAAAATCTATTGAAAAACATCACGAAATGGTTAGAACAGGACAAAAGATAAATCACAGCGTAAAAAGATGGAGAGTCACTGATCCTCAAGGTATTGTTCATATCATTGATAACCTAACTGCTTTTTGTAAGGAAAAAAATCTTTCTCCAGGTAATTTTACTGCGTATGGCAAAACTAAAGGATACAGTGCAGTGTGTTTAGGTATTGTGAAAGATTTAGAACTCATTGATTGATTCCATAAGGTTTTTCAATTTGTGTGCAACAAAATAGTTAAACAACTTGCTACGTGTCTTGCCATTCTGTGCTTCATATTCATTTATGACGTTCTGCTTGATCGGTTCAGGAATGAATGACAGATCAATCAATTGCTGATTACGCTTATAGTTGCGATACAACTCTTCACCCATATCCTCAGGGTTCATCTGCAACCACGCATCAAGTTTCTTTGTGGTGATAGGTTTCTGACGAGAACCCACGACAAGGCAATTGTCGGGTGACAGAAAGTTAGGCACACCATCACCGCTATCACCCTTGATGATATGCTCTTTAGTGTACAATGAAGGATTGTTATGTGTGATGAATTTCTTGCGAATGGGATCATACTGTTTGACATTCAGATACTTTTGCAACTGAATGAAGTCCTTATCGCCTGACAGAATAAGTATGGGTTGAGTCATGTCATTACCATACTTCTCAACAAGTGCACCGATAACATCGTCTGCCTCTGCACCGTCAACATTGATAACCCTATAGGGGAAGTATTCGATTAGTTCCTCGCGGATCTTCTTCATGCAGTCAAAGATAGCGTTCCAATCGAGATCAGTAGCATCACGCATCTTCTTGCGATTTGCCTTGTAGTACGGAAATATCTCACGACGCCAGTAACGCTTGTTGTCACAGGCGACAATCATTTCGCCAAATTCCTCGCGGAACCTGTTATTGTACATACGAATAGAATTGAGAATCATATGGCGAACCAGATCCTCCTCAATCTTCATATTTGTATGTGATCCCATCTGTACCATGAGATTAGAAAGCATAACTTGGTTAATATCAAGAATAATCATTTTGTCAAAAGATCTGTTAGACCTTTTCCTCTTCACACAGTTTTTCTAGTTTACTTTCTAAGCATATCACAGTTCCATTTTTTTGTAAAGCGAAGATTTCATTCGCTACACGGTGAAATGGATGTTCTAAATTATGATATTTTGATAAAAGTGATCTTAAAGACTCTAACATAAGAGCAACATCTTTTATCATAGAATCATCATCTGGATCAAAAGAGAATCCAGCAAGTAATAGGTTATCAAACACAACTGTAGCGACTAAATTCATTGCCTCTTCAATATGCACTTGTCTAATCGTTTCAAGGTTTGATTGGACTTCTTCTAGATTTTGGGGAGGCGAGTTTCTCTTTACTCCTGGGAAAAGCACTACATTATCTGTCATTTTGTTATTCTTAACAGAATAGTATCGCTATTCGTTCTACCAACTGCAACAGATTCTTTCGTCTTTATTTCGGTCATAAGATTTCTCAAGATAACCTTTCCGCCTGATAACACCTTTTGAAGTGTCTCTGTAGGCTTTCTGAGGGTTTTACTTTTTGAAGTTGCCTCATCAAAATCAATAATAGTCGTGCCTTTGATGGACAATCCCGCGCTATTCTTTGCATGAAGTACAGTTA